TACCATTCAAGATATTTAGAAAATTATTTTGTGCAACTAAAGATGTTAAATTAACAGTCAAAGCTGAAGCCGTTGTTTTGGCAATAGTAAAATTATCCTGCACCCTCGCAGTACCATTGACGTCTAAACGGAAGCCTGCATCGGTGTGTGTTCCTCCGTTTTGAATTAGTACATTGCCCGTAGTTCCAAACACAATCATTTTGGTAGGGTTACCAGCATAGCCACCCGTTAGTAATTGAATGCTTCCAGTTCCACCCGTTGCTACGTCAAAATTAGTTGCAAGTAATACATTACTCGCAGTTGGATATGAAGCTAAAACAACATTACTTCGAAGATATGCAGTATTATTAGCCGATGAATAAGTTGATACACCACCTATTGTGGCTGAATTATTTGCTACATTTATTCCAGTGCTACCTTGAATTCCCGTTGAAGTGTTTTGAAATAAAGAACTAAAAGAACCATTTACCGAACCCGCTGAATGAACTGAAGCACTAGGCGTACTCGTACCAATCCCTAACCTTGCATTCGTGTTATCCCAAAACAAGTTTGCACTTTCCTGAAGCACGTTGCCCGTACCCTCAAACAATACACGACCAGCAGTACCCGAAGCTATCGGGGTAGTGCCGACTGTTAAGCCTGAAGGCGGTAACGGAATAGCGTCAATGAGTTCTTGACCCGTGATTGATCGTGTGACGTAGCTTCCACTCTCCAGCGTGGATACCTCGATGAGGTCGGTTGCTTCCAAGTCGGCTCCCTTCGGAGTCATCTGGGATATCTTCTGTGTTCTAAATGCCATGCTTATATTGCAAATTGTCAGCCAAATGTTTAGAAGGCGAAATATGAGTCATCCGTATAGTACTCCTGGCGTATGTGCGTGGCAGCGTAGCGGATGGCATCCATGGCATCATCGTACAGCTTCACGGGCTCATCCATGATTTGGTCACCCACCTTTTTCCACTTGTAGTTCTCGTATTCTTTCTTGAGTCTTGGCTCATCCTCGCACACCACTCCAAAGGTCTTGATGTTGTCGATGCCCTTCTTGACCACCTTGTTGGCGTTTCGCACATCATAGCCAGCGTTATTCATCTCAGCGATTATCTCGGGCCGTGCGTAGTCAGCCACGATGGTGACGTGCTTCTCGATGTTGAGGTTGCCAATCTTGTCGATGAGGTTGGTGGTTGTCAGGTAGCTCTCGTATATGACCGGCTCGATGTAGATGTCATTGTCGCAATAGTAGACCCTGATGAGGGCAGTCGGGTGATTGTATCCGAAGTCGAGCCCATACACAAAGTTCACGAACCTTGCTGGGCGATGCTTCACGAATGACCAGTTCGAATAGATGTTGCTCTTGCTGATGGCTTTCTCACCGAGCGCATAGATTTGATACAGCGACTCATCGGTGCGCTTGAGGTCCTCAATCTGACGCTTGATGCTTTCGGGAAGGAATGGGTTGTCTTTGTAGGTTGACTTGATGATGATGCTTTCATCCATCGGCAGCTCATACAACCAGGATGCACTCTCACTCGGGTTGTAGTCGAAGATGAGCTTTGTCTCGGTCCTCATGTTCAGCTGCTGAAAATCTTCGAACCACAGCTCATTGGCTTCATTGCACCAACCAAGGTCACGCTTGCGCCCTCGTATCTTCTGCTCATCATCCACGCTGAAGAACTCCACGATGCTTCCATTCGGGAAGGTGTAGATGTGCTCTGACTTGTTGTGGCTGCTCACCTCATAAATCTCCATCTCCTTCATGATTTCAAAGAAGTCACGCATCACCGTTGCCCTGAGAGCTGGGAAGGTCTTGCGAACGATGCTGACCACCTTGCCAGGATTCTGCAAGCAGTACACCACGATCATTTGGCAGAGCGAGTAGGTCTTGCTGGATCGGCTGCCACCCTCATTGATGATGAACCTGATGCTCGGGTCAACCAGGGCTGTGAAGTTTTTCTCGAAGATGACAGTGCTGTCGATTGTGATTTCAGCCATAGGTAAAGTTTAGGCAATACGAAAGCCATACAAGAGTTTTCCCTTATATGACATTTCTACAAATATAGTAAATAATACTATTCAGTAGCTTTAATTATATTCACCTTCACCTCGGAGATAGTTTGCCCTCCAGAGGTCACGTCAGTTTTTTCAGTCAGACCATTCAGTCGCTGAGTGATGGATGCATTGAACTGCCCAACCATGCCGCCCTGAATCTGGTCATTGCGGATTTCATCGCTTATGCGCGTGCAGATTGTAGCAAATGCTGAATATCTCCCATCCGTATTTGCGAAGTAATCATTCACAACAAGACCCTTATCATGACAAAACACTCTGAATCCGCTAATTGTTAACGGAGGCTCCAGTGGAATCGGTTCAGCCTTCCCAGTCTTATTTGAGAGGGCATATGAATATCGTGGATTGTCCTTAACATACTTTCTGTACTCAACAAAAAGCTGATAAAGGTCATCCGGTGTTTCGAAGTTTCTTGGTCTACCAGCCATTATATAATTTTTAATCCTTTTAGTTTACTTTCTGCCCAATCAAGTCCGGTTTTGCCACCCCACAGAAGGAATGAAACGTATCCGCAATCTTCTGGTGCTGCATCATCGAATGTTGGTTCTGCCCTGGATAGGTATGAGTACATCCTTTTGATTGTGTCGATTGAAATTGGCTCCTTATTTGCGAGCTGCTGTCCTCTGACCTTGCCGACTTGTGTGGCGCACTTGTTGCCGAGCTCTTTGTTGAGTTCGATGCCTCTGCGTGCGTTGTTTCTCACGCTGTCGGGATAATCGGAGTAGCTATCCTCTGCGAATGCTGCCATGTATTTACTCAATAGGGCCATTTGCTCGTTTACGTTTTTTTTTTGGTTTAATTACTTTCGGAGCTTCAGTCTGCTCATCTGCCTCGATGCCTTCATATCGGATTGTCTCCTTTTCAAATAGATATCCGAATCCTATGCTGACATAGTAGTCATATTTATTCATATCTATATTGTCAACAACCACGGTTATGTTTCCGAGAGCGGTGTTTTTCATTAGGGTCATGCCTTTGTATTCATCTTTTATCTTCATTGTGTATGGTTTTTAGTGTGTTTTTTATCTCTGTGATTAGGTAGTGAGCTGATGTCACTGGGATGTTGAAGTACTCGGCCATTGATCGTGCTGTTGTGAAGTTCTTATCGAAGTAAGCCTTGGCCACTGCAATCTTGACGTTGTCTGTCAGCCCATCTCGGTAGATGTCCACCGATGACTTCCACCCCTGGTATTGCTGTTCGATTGCGATTTTGTAGTTCAGGTCCTCCCCATCATCGAAAGTGTCAGGAACTGCGATTTCTGATGCCAGGATTCGCTCATCTTTGTAGCTGTCGACATTTTTCCAAATCACCTGACGCTTGATTGAGTTCAGTATATAGCTCTTGACCTTCCCGACATCCTCTGTATTGTCATTGATTTCGATGCAGTGCAGATATGCGTTGGAGATGACCGTATCGATTGTGAGTTTCGGATTGTACTTGGAGCAGAAATACCTGGTGTATCGGTATAGCTCCTCGTAGTGAGATGATATGTAACGGTCAAGCGTTGCCTTCATACCAGTTGATGAATTCTTTGTACCAAATTTTGCGCCTCAGCTGGGAGCAGAAGCATTCACGGTCAGGCATTCCGGTCTCGGTGACCTTGATGCGCTTGAGCACGTTCAGCGTTTTCTTGCTGTATCGCTCTGTCTCGGGCATTTCCCTGACTGCTGTGATGATATCTATTTGCTCTCTATCCATTCGCTGATGATGTAGGCACCCATCGCTGTGATTGCTGCCGTATATATATTGCCTGAAAGTATCAGCGCAGTCCAAAATGACGTACACTTCCAGCAACCGAATGCAGCATGAATGTAATCACCGAGCTTCCCATTGGGAATCACCTTGATGAATAGTAGGTCGATGACCCAGTGCAGAGGCTCGAAGTTGGCGATGAGCCATCCGAGGGCGAGGTATGATAGTATCAGTTCCATACGTCAAAGATAAGTTTAAAAATCAATATGATAGCCACTGTGGTCACGAGTATCATCGTGGCGAGTGCTGCGCAGTATTCTTGGTCAGGTCTCATTGTTCTTGTTTAAAGGTTTTGACTTCTGATTTGAGCCTCTCAATATACAGCGTGGCATCCATCAGCTCCTCCTGGAGATGGTTGAGCCAATCGGTGAGGCTCAGGTCATCACGATCTAAAGTGCGCCCATACTTCTCGATGCCGAGCTGGCTGCGCTCATAATACTTGCCAAGCACCTTGATTAGTATTGTGTCTTGTATTTGCTCTTCCATTAGTTAAGGCTTGACCATTGTTCATAGAATTCATCAGCAGTCACTTCCGAGATGTGCACCTCATCTGATAAGGTAATCACGATGCAAGTGTTGACACCTGGCATCATCTTGAATAAATCATCGACTCTTGCAATTAGCTTATCGAGGTTGTCATTCTTGCTTCCTATGTATGCAATAAAGTACTTCATTTCATCAGGAAGTTGAAGGCTTGGATATAGAACTCATCACCCACACCTTGACCCCTCATAAATCGGGTGACAGTATAGTAATTGAGATTCATGTCCTCAGCCAGGTGAGTCATTCGATATCTCTTGGAGATTCGGGACCTCAATTCCTTGTGTATGAAGTCCCGGATATTCTCCCCATCAGAAAGGTAGATCGTCATCGATTTCATCTGATATTGGTGTTGATGGTGCTGCTGCATCGATTCGGATATCCCAAGCATTGAGGCTCACATAATACTTGCCGTTGTACTCTCTGCCTCTCAGGTCGAACTTGACCTCACATTCTTGACCGACTTTGGCTCCATCCAGGAATCTCACTCGCTCATTGACTGCTTGAAATTGTACCAGCTGTGGATACTTGTCACCGATTGAGAGAACAAATTCTCTGATATTCATCTTCTCACTCACTTGTCTGGCTTCACCGATGTGGTGAATGGTGCCTTTTGCTTTTAGCTCTTCCATTTTACTTGTTATTTAGTTGTTCATAATATTCGTGATATAGGTCTGATGCTTCTTTAAGGCGAGCAACCATCTTGGCCTCAATATCTTCATCTCTATCGTACCAGAGAGCTGTGATGCGCTTCTCAGGATTGATGTGGTCGACTCTGTGCAGCTGGAGATTCTCGTATTCATTAAGGAATTCATCCCAGGTGGTGACCATGCAGTAGATGAGCTCAGCACATGGCTTGTTATACAACATCATGTAAGCACGCAGCTGCCATTCATAGAGTGGATTGACAGCATCTTCCATCAGTGCCGGGAATGTATCCAGTGACCATGATGTTTTGACGTCAATTACTCTTGACTCGATGACAATATCAGCAGTTCCGATGAGATAGTCATTCTCAATGGTCCATTCATTCTTTACATAGTCAGTGAATCTCACCGAGTTGATGAGGTTGATGGACTCCAGCTCTTGCTCTCTACCTTTCCAGATGTATTTGTTGTTGAGTTCTGTGGTGTAGTTGTAGAAGTCCTCCTTTGCACACTGCTTGATGTAGCTCTTGGCTGTTTCTCCGATGCTGTCCTTGGCTCTGCCATTGGTCATCAGCTTCCCGATTTGCGATGGATGCCATTTCATAGTGCGAGCATTTTAGATTGAGCTTCAGTGAGTGCATAGTTGGTGGCCAACTGCTGTGCTGTGTACTTTCCAGCTTCGATTGATTCGAGTGCTGATTTGAATCGCTCTGCATTAATCGTTGGCTTTCCTTTCTGTGAATCTGCTGCACCATTGCCATCATCATCTACGGCTTGAAGTGATAGCAGTGACTGCAAAGTACCTCTTCTGAAATAAGTGACGGCAGCGAGCACCTTTTGGGGGTCTGTGATGACTGGAAGGCTCATGAATGACTCGATTATCTCACCAGAGTCGATATCGATGATACGAGTCACCACATCATTGCCAACCACTGGCTGCAAGAGTAGCAGTCCATGCTCGTGGAGAATAGGCTCCACCGTTGTGAGCAGCGCATTGATGTCAGCATAGCTCTTTTTGAAATGTGGATTCGTTGCATTCTTAGCAACCTTTCCGATTTGCTGCTTGGCAGCGTGCAATTTTTGCCAAATGTTCATTGGCTCTGCGAGTGTAGCCTCCGCTTTTTTTGTAGTCATAATTGTTGTTTTTGTTGTTTTGAATTGTAAATATACGCTTTTATTTGATTGATTCGCAAAACTGCTCATAAAAATTTAAGAATCCTTCAAAATCTTTTGCAATAACATACACACCACCAGCCTCTTCGATGGCTTTCTGGTATGCTTTCTGCACATCTGACTGCCTATCCTTGCCATACTTGACCTCAATCTTGACTGAGCGGCCCTTGATCGTTGCGGAGATATCTGCCGAGCCTGGTGTTCCGGTTCCCTTGGTCCACTGACCACCGATGGCGACTCCATCAGTGCGGTATTTTTTGCGATAGACTCCCATCGTATTGATTCTCTCCGCTTGGCAGTTGCTAAACTGAAGGAATGCGATGATGGATTTAGTCAGAGCATTGGCTGAGTTGTCATTCCATTGGTCCAGGGCAATCAGGTGCGGTGGAATGGTTGTATACTTTTCCATCTTGTGCTTGAGCTGGAGGTCTTTGAGCATTGCTCGGTGTTGTCTTGTCATTGTTTCGCTTTTTCGTTTAGTTCATCCCAAATATCATCAGATTCTGGAGTCGGTTTGGCAGTTCCCGAATCGAGAATGAAATATCTGCCGTTGTGATTGCGACCTTTGGTGACATTATAGCCTTTATAATCGGCATACGACTGCACCCATTTCAGGAATCTGCGTGGCTCGAGCTCCTTGAATGAGGTAAATTCGGAAATGAATTCTTGTATCTTGGTTCCGTTGTAGTAGTACACATCCAGAGCGAGGTTGCCCTCTTCAGCCCAATCAAAGAAATCTTTGCAAGTTGCCTGGATGAGTCGCTTGGCATCTGCGTTGATGCTGATGGCTTTCATCAATCCATTTGTCAGGTACTTTTGTAGGTTCTTGACCATGTAGTTGTCGAACTTGAGCCAATCCTCATCTGCCCAGGAGTCGAATAATAGGCGACCATACTCATCAAGTGGGCTGCGCTTGGAATGGAAGTACTGATAGAACTCCAGCTCATGCCTTCTGCGATCATGAGAAGAGCCAGCACCACTGATGACATAGTTGGTGGTGATGACAATCTTGGGTGAGCGGTTGAATGGGATAAAAATCTCATCCTTATTCTTTCGATTCACGGTGATTCCCTCTGTGATGAGGCTGAAGAGCTGCTCGAAGTCGAATGCCTTTCTTACGTCATCGAATGCAAGTATCTGAGTGTCCAGGTTCACTCGCTGATAAACGAAATCAGACTTTGATGGGTTGAAGCTCTTGCCATCTATCTTGACCACTCTGCGCAGATTGTTCAGTGCTGCCAACATCAGTGACTTACCTGAGCCTCCATTCGGGTTGTCATCGATTTCTTGGTCATTGAATATGATTGCCTTTTGGTCAGTCTTGTCTTTGAATGTGTGCATCAGGTAGCCAAGGGTTGTCTCCAGTGCATCGACTCTTCCGCTGTCATCTGCTGATACCTTGCTAACGAAATCTTGGAAGTCATTTGTGCAGTCATCCAGCTTGGTGAAATCTCTGTCGATGATTTGATTCTCCCAGATATAGCCATCCACATCGATGTAGCTCTTGAGCTCCACTTTGCTCTTAGATATCTTGGCCACTCCATTCTTGAATGGGATGTATGAGGAGCTCTTGCTATCCTGAAGCATCAGTATGTTGATACTGTCAATCATATTTATGAAGTTCTCATTAAAGAGAAACGCATTCCTCGAGCAGTAGTTCCACACATCCATCTCACCCTTTCCTTGCAGATAGGTAAGCACAAAGTCCTTGATTTGTTCTGCTGATGATATTCTGACCTTGTTTTCTTTGACTCTCACAAAGGTTGGCTTCTCAGCATTCTCAGGATAGTACTTGTTGAATCCGTTCTTGACCAAGAATTCAGCGTAATTTGATGGCTGAATCGTGATGCCACCCTTCTCATTGACTGACCAGAAGATATCATCACCTGTTTGTATCTCTTTTTTTATGTCCTCAATGACATCCTCTCGCACGTTCAGCTGTTTCTTGATGTCATGGTCAGCCACACCACTCTTGAGCTTCTGTCGTACCTTTTGGAAGGTATCCTTATCTTCGAAGTACTTGATGCCATAGGAGGCTTTCTTGTATGCCGAGCGCACGGTTGTCACCATCTCTTGCTCGGTGAAGCTGGTGCCTTGAGCATACTTGGTGAATATGTACTGCTCTGCTGTATCCTTACTGATGCCATACTCGCACAGTACTGCTGCCAATTTAAACACAAACTCATTGCGACTGCCATCGGCAAATCGACATCCGTGGTCGAACTTCTCAATCAGGTTGATGATTTTATCCTCATCAGACAGAATGCAAGTGGGGGTTCTCTCGGTGTAGCTGAAGCCCTGGTCTTGCTCGATGCCCTCATAGACTTGACAGAACTCATTGAAGTAGATGTCAGGGTCATAGGATTCAAAGCACACCCGACTGACGTTGCTATTCTTGGTGTCGAAGTATTCGCTGTCGAAGTACTTGCCGAATGCTGTGAATCTGCGCTTATGCTCTACCTTATCAGACTTTGGGATTCTAATGACAGCTTTGAGACCATTCCCACTGGGAGAGGTGAACACCATCATCACATGGGGGTCAGCAATCAGCCGCTTGCGTTCATCCATCATTAGCTTCTTGGTTGGATATTGGTCAAAGTCCAGGATGCACAGACCAGAATGCTCAACCAGGCTGCTGTCATTTCGCTCGGTGAATGTCCCATTGAACATGATTGCATTCAGTGATGACTTGAGGCGGTCATGCTCTGGGTCAGCCTTCTCGAGTGATCGTATTGTTGCCACCTTTTTGATGAGCTCTGGATTGCCGAGTCTGATGCGGTTGTACACATCCTGAATGGACAGCTCAAATGGGGTTTCTTTAATGTTAAATAGTGATTTAAAGATTGAAACTTTCATAAATTGTTGTTAGTTGGGCTATAAATATACGCATTTCGTGACGCTAATTAGCTCTTTCGTGACGCTGCGTGACGGTAAATATGCAAATCATAAGGGTTAAAAAGCTGACTCTGTGCGACTTAACGTTTTTCCGTGACGGTGACGCTCTCAAAAATTTTTTGCTCTTGGTGTGTTTGGCAATACTCTGCAAATCGGTATATAAGAGAATGTGTCATACCGTCACGCTGTACATACCATTCTTGATGTCATCTTGGAGCTTTCTGAACTCCCAAAATGAGCCACATTGCATCACATCGTGAGCTATACTTCTTGTGATGGGATAGTTCAGAGCGGTGTATTGCTCGAATTTTTGACGCAGCTCATCTGTCATCTTGAGATACAACCTATCCTTTTTCATGTTATTGGCTTGCTTGAGGCCATACACTACTGTTGAGTGGTCCAGTCCGAATAGTTCACCGATTTCTACCAGCGTGAGCTTGTGCTTCCTCAAGAATGTGAATAGGTAGAATCGCTGATATGTTTTGTATCGTGCACGATTATCAGAGCCAGGATAATAGGCCAGGTCTCTTGCTTTGATTTCAACGTTGATTTGTTCGATTAGTTCTTGAATTGTCATAACGGTAGTTGCTTTAAGATTTTGTGTATATTATTATTGACTCAACATCGCAATCCTCATTGTAACAAGTCATATTGTATACATAACCAATTTGGTCATCAATTCCATACTCTTCATAGGTGTGATTCCCTTCTATTATTATTTCTTCATTACACATTGGACATTTCATAACGGTAGTTGTTTTAAAATTTTATATAGTACATTGACAACAATTGAGTTGCCAGCTTGCTTGTATGCTTGTGAATCGCTTACCTTCCAGGTGAATGTATCTGGGAAGTCCATCAATCTGAAGCATTCTCTTGGTGTGAGTCTGCGGATTGAACCTTTGTTGAGTGTAAATTGACTCATGTTGTTTGATTCGATTGTTTGTGCGACTCCCTTTCCGACTCTTCCTCTTCTTGTTTCTGAGTTTATGTTTTTTAAATTGATTGAATCACCTTCAGTGGCTTGTTCGTATCCTTTGGTTGTGGCTGATTTGATTCTTAAAAATTGACAATCTCTATTTGATTTCCAGTAACCGGATTTAATTGTTCTTGATTCATTAGGCAAATCATTTTCTAAAATTTTTGAATTTACATCAAATGTTGTTCCTTCTGTTCTCAATAGATATTCAATTTTAGTGTCACTCAAAAAATACTTATCATCAACAGCAAGCTCCAGCACATCCTTCAATAGTTTGGTCAAATGCTCTTCTCGTGGGAATTGGAATTTATTGTCTTGATCGTCTCTGATTCCAATCAAGAAAACTCGCTCACGATTCTGCGGTACACCGTGCTTTTTTGCATTGAGAACTTGCCAATACAAATGGTATGGAACTGCGTCATCGTGTGGGAATAGAACTGGAACTCCGTTGACTGATTTTCCTCCAAGCATATTCACCCACTCCTGGAATGTCCTTCCGCCATCATCAGAGAGCAATCCTTTGACGTTCTCGAATATGAAGAATCTCGGCTTGTTTACCTGAATGAACTCGTGTGAGTTGAAAAACAAGATTCCTCTCTTATCCTCTTTGCCGAGTCTCTTTCCAGCCAAGCTGAATGCCTGACAAGGCGGTGATGTCATGTAAATATCGAGTGAGTCGGTTGGAATCTCTCGGTCATATACGTTGGTTGGATAGTACTTTGGCTCGCCATAGTTGTGGATGAATGTGTCTCGTGCATATTTATCCATATCACAGGCAAACTCTTCTTCGTAATTTACTCCTAAACGCATTAGAGCTTGGTTGAATGCTCCTACACCACTGAAGTCTGAACCTACTCTCATACCGGTGTTACTTTAAATTTGCCATCATTGAATCGACCCGTTTCAATCAGGTCCATCTTTTTCCAATAGGCCAGCCCTTTGCTGGTGAATATCCACTCTTGCACCAATACTGGGCCGATGTGGTATGTTAGTTTGAATCTCATTTTGTTAGTTTTTTAAAATCAACACTTTCTGAATAATACCCATTACTATCTCCATACCATCTAATATCAACGAATCCTTTTATAGTTGCGAGCTTGTAAAATGTCCATGTAAATGAATCTTGATATTCTGGCTTTTCAACATTATCTGGATTCTCATCTAAAAATGTTAACTCTTCAGCAATCAATATAGGTGAGCCAATTAAATCATTGATATCACCATTTATATCATCAATTACTACTGATTCACAACAATCTTGTTGGTGATACATTTTGTACATATCACCATTGTCACAAGTGAAAATAATTTCATCTTTCTCCATATCGACATCTATGTTTATTAATGTCTTACCAATTAATTCTGTTATTTCTGTATAGCTCATATCTCTTGCATTTTAATTTCACAAATTCGGTTATATAGATCGTGGTCGAATGATGTCCAGAATCGGTTGCGCTGGTAGTGGCTAAACGCACCACCACTCGTCATCGTCCTCTCTGGGGTCATAGTTGTAGCACTCGAAGGCGAACTCGTGGAAGTTATCGGTTGCGCTGTCAAGAAGTTCTTGCATTGCCTCATCGCACTCTTGAAGGGTGAGGTCCTGGTGCCACTCTGTTGATTCAATTGTCCATTCTTCATAATTGTTGTTTTTGTCATAGCTGTAATTTAGTTTTATTGTGCCGATTTGCTCATCATCATAGCGATTGAACACATCAACAATGATGCTGTTGGCTGAGGCATTCGATGACTCTTCTGAAAACCAATACTTATTTTCCATATTTGTCGTTATATACATGGTTGACATACTTATCGAATGAAGCTGGGAGCTCATAGCTCTGCTCATGATAGATTTGTTGGTCGATGCTTGGATGGTCCATCACTGGTCTTGATACGGTTGTGCAAAGCCAAAATAAGAATGCGAGTCCAGCAACCATCACAGCTGCACCACCAAGGAGCTCACGCTCCTCTTGTGTTAGGTTTTTAATTGTTTTCATTGTTTTCGTTGTTTTTGATTGTTTCAAGTAAGTTCACTAATGCACCCCATTGTCCGAATGCAAATCTTGTATGCTTATGCTCTACGCAGTATTGCCTTTCGCAATGTTTGAAATCAGCATACAGCTCTTGCTCTTGGGCTTTGATTAGGTCGATGATTTGTTCTTTGGTCATAACGTTATTTATTTAAGTAGTTATCAATTTTTACAATCATCTTATCGATTGCGCTTAATGAATCGAGGTGACTAAATGTTCCAAACATCATAGAACCATTTAAATAAGCTACTGCTGTAGTAGCGCCACCTTCTTGAGTTGTTTCACTTACTTCGAAACCTTTGTAATTAATTGTTTTCATGTTGTTTTGTTTTTGATTACCTGACAAAGATACACATCTTTTGCATATCTGCAAACTTTTGTAAACATTTTTTTATTTTTTTTTCACATTTATTTTTGGAGCGTAAGGTTTTACCCTTATTTTGTTACAATTTTCGTAAGGTTTTCGGTCAAGTTTTGTGACAAAACGTACCCGAAAAGGTGCAATATAGTGTGAGTTTAATCGGTTTATACCCGATTAGGTATAGTATATTATACAAAAGTCACAGTATGATACGAAAAAAGGGAGCCCGAAAGCTCCCCAAAACAACGTATTATGAATACGGATATAAAGTTACAAAGGAAATTTGATTGAATCGATACTCTTTGCAGTTTTTCTCATCTTATCCTCCTCATATCTTCCACATTCAATGGTAAGGATGCGCCCTCCAGTTGGCTTCACTGGAGCACCACGCTCAACGTGCCATCCTTTGGAGCCATCTCCATACTCTTCCTTATATGTACCGGTCAGCATGAGGTGAATGTCCTTGTGATGGTTTCTGTATCCGGTCTTGGAATGGAAGGTAACGGTGTCACGCACGTCATTGCGAGCTGCGTTCTCGTGTATGTGACCCATCGTGAACACATCGAAGTCCTCATACATCTCCAAAGCCCTGGTCAAGTTGATGGCACCACGGGTGACCACCCCTCCACCTCCTGAACCATGAAAGTATTTGATTTTGGTAGTCATCTGCACATTGCCGTTGAAGAGCTGCTTCACTATAAGCCAACCACCATACCCTCCAGTGAACACATTGCTACCAGCTTTGTAGTTTAGTAGGTCCACGAATCGCTGAAGTATGTCGGTTTCTTGATGCTTGATGATTGCTGTCTCGTGGTTGCCGTATCCGATGACAGTCAAAATGTGGGCATACGGTAGAAACCACTCCACAGCAGTCTCAACCACACTATCCAGGTACTTTGCATTGTTGTGCTCTGGTCGGATGTCAGATTTGTTGCCTCTACGATCACCCTTGCCTTGCATTAGGCAGAACATATCACCATTAATCATCACGGGGATGTTGTTCTCCAGGCAATAGTCGAGGTCACGCTTTAGAATCTTCCAGTCACTTTTTGGATTGTCCCAGTGGAGGTCAGAGAGCATGGCAATCTTCACCAATTCACCCTCGAGTTGAATCTCGTGGATGTTCTTGGCGTGCTTTTTTACAATCATATTTGGTTTTTAGAATATCTGAAGAGGTACATGGTACCCATACCAATCGCAAAGCCGAGAATCAGCACCCAAAAAATGGGCTTATCTTTTTGTGATTTGTACTTTGCCACCTCTATCTTCTGCACCTGGCGAATGGTGTCACGCTTGAGCTTGTATTCTATGCGAGTTTGCCATCTTGTTTGTGGCACATAGGATGTGTTGTAACGCACGATGGTGTCCTTGGTGGTGTGATAGTATTCATACACAATTTTATTGTCTACAATGACCGGAAAAGAGTCCACTGCCGTGATGCGGATGGTATCAGCTACGGTGTCGCAGCGGTATCCTTTCTTGATTGCTTTGGTGAGGTGATAGTTGGCCGTGCAACTTGTCACAAGAATGAGCAAAAATAGTGACTTAAAATTCATGAATCAGACAATAAGAGGTGAATTTCTGTGGCTTGCAGAGCTTGATGAACTCCTTGTATTTGGTGACATTGTTGACCACTTGGCAACCAGCTGACCACCAACCAATGGAGGTGCCTGATGGCTTGCTCAAGTCGTATGTGTTTGGGTGGAAGTTGATGCCGAAGTATCCGCTGTCAAGTGTGCCTTGCTCTTCGCTGCTGTTATCCTTATCGGTGTCCCGATAGACTTGCATAGCAGCTCCGAGCTGGAGTAGTGCATCGACTTTGCCATTGTGCTTGCCAAACTTCCAAACATTATAGTACCAGGTGTCTGCTTTGAGCACAGCTGCTCCTTTCTTGTTGACTTTTTCGAACTGCTTGAGAGTCGGTGTTCCTGGATTGGTGGTACCTGATGTGACCCAAATGAATTCCTCTCCTTTGAATAGGTAGAATTTATCATCGAAGCTGTTGGCTGTATCCTCATTTGACCGGACTCCGAGAATCCAATGGCTCGATGGAATACCATGATAGTTGCCAAGTGATTTCACTCGGTCAAGTAGTTGCTTATCGCTATATGTTTTGACCATCTTTTATTGATTTATTCCATACGGTGAGCCCGATGGCAGTAGCTGAGTAGGTGAGCAGCCCAACAAAGACAAACTCATGCACCTTGAATGGCTTGAATAGTGGCAGCAGAGCATATACAATCGCCATCCAAAAGGATGTGAATGCGCTCAATCGCTTCATTGACCACTTGCCGTTAGGCTTTAGTGTGTCGCTTATTAGTTTTTTTATCATTTGGCAGCACTGCATATAGTCTCTCAGGTAGTTCGATTCGTGTGTGTGTAGCTTGTCGATAGCTCTTTTCTTTGTAGCAATCATACAGTGCGGTTTCCACCTTGTTCAATCGGTGGTCAGTGTGCCACAACCATAAGCACAGCACTCCAGTGACTCCGTATTTTTTAACTATGGTGACGAATTCAGTCATCAGATGACAAGAATTTGGTTGTTGTATCCATTATTGCGTGGATATCCACAGCTCCACTCACCATTCATGAAGCAATCACCGATGCACTGCACGCACTCGATTTGTGGGCGAAGGTCAGTGTCACGATTCTCGTGGCTGATGAAGATAGGATATTCTGCACGATTCTTGACCAGGTATCTGATGAGGCGCATCTCGAAAAATGATGCTTTCTGTGCGAAGTGCTCCATGCCGAATGCGACCTCACTGCGACCTACTGGCTGCGAGAAGTCACCACTCTGCTGCTGGAGTCCTTTGTTCTTGAGCTGATAGGTCAAACCAAAGACAGCATCTTCAGCGGACCTCCATGCGATGACCGGCTGAATGAACAATACCAGCTGCTCCTCTTCAGGTGTGAGAGTTTGATCGTTGTATGCCTCGAGCAAATGGTTGTAGAATACGGTGCCCAATATCGGCATCACCCGGAGCTGCGCTTGAGTGGCTACATATGGGAACACATCAGTAACATCCACATTTGCTGTGATGGGTGTGTTGGTCTTGAGATATGATTCGGTGATGAAATACAACATTATGCTTGAGGTGTTATGGTTTGTGCTGCTGCTGCTTGAGCTTGAGTAAGGTCACCACCTGGTATCGGTGGCAGTGATGCGAGTGCTCTGACTTCATTGGTGGTCATCTGCTCGAGTACTTTGGTAGCAACCAATGGGCTGAGTGAGTTGAGTGCGTCAGATGTCTTGCTTGCATCGCCTTCGATTTCAACAATTGTTTCATTGATGATTTGGAAGTTGTTGATTGTGAAATCTGCATTGATTTTGGCAATGCGAAGGATGTCATTGAAGATGTCAACCACTTGCTCACGCAATGGCATCACGACATTCTTTTCAAAAATTACATATGCTTGCTTGATATCGCTACCAGAACCAAGTGAGCCCGTGGTGCGGACACCCATCAAGATAGGGTCGATGGTGTGAGCGAAACAAATCTGCTCAGTATTCAATCCTGAGGCCTCCTGGAAGAGCTTATCATTTTGATTGGTTGGAATGCTCTCAATCTTTGGAAGCTGGTCTTGTGAGTTAGCAAAAAATGCGACAGCTTTGCCAGCATTGGCAGCTCCTTTCATCTTATCGATGGTATTTCTCAAGACATTTTTCTCCTCTTCGCTCTGTGGTCGCTTCGGGAACATCATGGCAAATGATGGGAACACACTGTTCTGAATGTTTGACTTTGCGAAGTACGAAAGCTCGCCAGAGAGATATGCGAAATTGAGTGCCGATGTGTATTTTGGCAGCGGATACCACTCCTGGCCCAAGCACTCGACCTCATACACAAATAACTGACAACGATCAGTGCACGTTGGGTGATATCTTTTTATCGACATCACATCAATGCGGCTGCTCCAGTCATCACAAACAAAGTAGCTTTGTGGGTCTCTACCTCTTCGCACTTTGTCGGGGGATACGTTCTCGATGCGATTCAGCTTCATCTTCTCATCGAAGTAGAGCTTGAAATATACTCGGTTGTGCACAATCAATTGTTCAGTGGTGATTCTCACTGTCTTTTTCAAGCGAGATTTCTTTTCGAATGTGTACAATTCAAGAAGTTCTTGAGGTGTGGTCGTGGATGTTTTCAGCTCAATGCCTCCACCAACTACTGCATTGGTTTTGTAGTCCACGATGGAACCATGCAGAGGCGATGAGTATACCAGCTGATTCAAGACGCTTGGAAAAAGATTCGAATCTCCAAATGGAATCCATCCGCTTGTTTGATGTCTACCATTTACATATGGCAGAGATAAATTGCCAGCACCAATGTTTAAGAATGGTGTTGAAAAGGACTGATATCCCTCCACCATCTCAGGTGCGTCTTGTTTTGTTGTTCTGAATCGGTCAAAAATGCCCATAATTAATCGTAAATTGATGAGATTGCTGCGCCACTTACAACCATTCTGCCCTCCTCAATAACGACTCCAGTAGTGTCACTGATTTCTGTTGGAGGTATGGTTGATTCATAAACGCTGTATGTATATTGTCCCTTCACCAGCTCCACATCAATCGGCTCATCCAGGTAGAATAGGTTGAATCGCTCTGGATAGTCGGAGTCATCAGGTGCTGTGAATAGAATCGGGTCGGATGTTGGGTTCATTTCGTTCTGAAAAACGAATAGATAGTATGGTGCACTGAGTGTCGACACTTCTGTGAGTGTCAGCACAATCGAATTCACCTCTCCCTTGTTAATGTATATCATTATAGTTATATTGCAATAAGGTCAAAAAATGTTCACAAATAAAAAAAGCCACCCTTTTGGATGGCTCTTTGAGTAGGTTATTTGAAATTAAATAACAGCGAGAACAGCAGCCTCTTCAATCTCGTATGCGAGGAAGTCATTCTCTGCAACCAATGTCACAGAATACTTGCTACCATCTGCACGAGCTGTACCAGAACCTTCACCAACTGCACTCAATTGAAGGAACGGGAAGTACCAGTACTTACCATTCATATCCTTCACGATTGCGTTAAGGTATTGCTGACCAGCACCCAAGATTTTGATTGCTTGAGATTTGTCTTGGTCACGTCGGTGGAACATCAAAGAGATGGTCGCAGTGACATAAGATGAACCATTCACAAGGTCAATTGCAGCATCTTCAACATAGCTTCCAGTGTTGCGACGTATCTCGAAAGGAGTATAGTCAGGAGCACCACCAGTCAAAGTGATTGTTTCAATAGTCCAGGTATTGGTAGCATCCAAAGCAATGGATGAGATGTTGTCTTGCTGATTAACCCAAATTTTCTCGATGCCACCACTATTGTTGTCGCACGATTTTACGATTGTTTCTAAAGCTTCACAAGCCATAATTTTTTTGATTTATCAGTTTAAAAAAAAAGGGGGAATTTCACCCCCTAAAATATGTTAGGCTGCTGAATTGTAGAATACAATCTCGGCACCATTAACGTGAGTGAAACCAACTTTCATGTTAGCACGAGTACGGATGACCGGCTCAGCAACTGTGTCAGCCAAGTTGATAGCACGCAATGCTTTACCATCACCTTCAGCATCGAAAGAATAGATAAGATTGCCTTTCAACGTAGCAACAATTTTGGAAGTTGTACCCATTCCTGGACACATTACCATCTTGATACCTAAGTAAGAGAAGTCAAGAGCTTGAGTCAAGTTAGCTTGAGTGTTGGCAGCAGCAACAGCAGCACGGTAAGCCGTAGCAACTGGTGTTGATACATAGATTCTCAAATCACCTTGGTTGGCGATTACAGCAGCTGGAATAGCAGCGTAAACTAAAGCCAATTTTGCAAGTACATTTGAAGGCGTGATCGCAACTGGTGAAGCGATGTCGATTACGTTAGCTGAATCAGCAACCAATCCTTTCACATAACCATCACACAAAGCAAGTGCAGCAACTTCAGATTCGGTGTCACCTAACCAGCGAAGTTTCTCGATGTTCTCTGCGATTGTTTTCGCCATTTCTCCCCAGTAGAAGTCCATGAAAGATGCAACAGTGAAATCACCGTTTGAACCTTTTGTCATTTGAAGAGATACGAATGACTGCTCCAACGAAAACTGACAAATCTCAGCCATGGCCGATAATCCACATACGTCGATTTCAACCGAAGAGAGGTCATCAGTGCTTGAGTTCCATCCGCAGTTCTCTGCCTGGAGGACCTGACCGAAAGTCACGGTCGAAATTTTTGTCTTATATTTGACACCAGGAAGTGTGCGGTAGTTGTCAACTACTTCCTCATTCAAATACGCACGAGAATAGAATGCCTCGCTGTTTGCTTGCAATAACGCTGATGCGTCAATGTCTAAATCAAATTTTAATTTTCTGCTCATTTTTTTTGGTTTTTTGTTATTAGTTATTTGCGTTTAAAAATTTACTCACTGCACTGAATTTGTCTTGCACCGACATTTTTGTTTTGTTGTCGGTTGCCTCAACTTCAACTTCTTTCTCGCCATACATCTCTTCCATCTGATTGCGAAGGTCTGCAAGCATGGCGATCAATGCCTTCTCACGTTCCTCAATCACTGGCAAGACAATTGCAAGAATTGCTTCTGCGTCTGCTGTCGGGTCGATAGCCATAGCCTCATCAGTAGTGGTTGACTCTTCAGTTGTCTCTTCAACTGTTGTATCTTCCAAAGCTACTGGCTCAGCTGCAAGCTCTTCCATTGCGACCTCTTCAATTGGCGCATCTTTAATCTCAATGATTTCGCCATCCACTACGACGTAGATTTTGCCATCGATTAAGTGCTCCCCATCTGGTAATTTGTTCATGTTATTTTGGTTTAAGTGTTTACTTAATTTAAGACCAAGAAAGCCCTCAATGGAGAATCCGATTTGCTCCTTGGCAACCAGCTCTTCAAAGTAGTCTTTGTCGGTTACCTGGGCTGTCAACATGAGAGTGCCTTTTGGTACCTCGATGCCAAATGTGCTAAATGCTTTGTCTTGGGTTGGGTTGTCCACGATCCATGTTTCAAGGATATAAGCTGGCACCTTCTTGTCAGTGTCATGCTCCAGGTTGAAGATGTCACGATTGCGGAGGTCAGCCATGAACTTGGTGTGAATCTGCTCAATGACCTCAGCAGTGAACTGCACATAATACTCACCCTCATCATCGCTCTTGCGGTAGATGTCCATTGGTATCATTGCCGGTGCTGTGATGCGGTACTTCAAGTCATCAGCGAAAATCATTTTTTTCTCTGCTCCGAATGCAAGTCCACGAACCTTTATGGCCGGTGTACTCGTGAACGCAATCATCTCAATTCCAAGATTCTCGCCATCGGCATACTCATCATCAATGGTGATTTTGTAAATAGGAATATCTTTGGTCATGCTTATATTGCAAAATTTGTATCTTTGTTCATAAATCAATAATTATGATACAAGTATTTGACCAGGAGATTCCTAACAAAATGAATGAGCTGACCATCGAGCAGTTTGAAAAAATCAGCCAAATCCTAAACAATCCCGACTTCGACAACATCGAGAGATATGTTGAGATGTTCAGCTATCTCGGCATCAAGGAGAGCCTATGGGATGACTACCCATTCAGCAAGTTTGTTGAGCTGATAAAAGAATTCAATCTGAACTCATTCACACCAAGTGAAGCAGTGACATCAATCGAGATGGATGGCTACACATACGAGGCGCAGCTCAAGCTGTCAGTCAAAGAGACCAAGCTCATCGAGAAGATTGTGAACACCAAGCCGAACCACTACCTGAGTGATGTTATGGCCATCATGTTCAAACGTGCTGACCTATCCAACACCGAGCACTTCACCGATGCGCACCTCAAGCACAAGTCAAAGTTGTTCCGCACTCAGAAGGCTGAGTTGTGCGTGCCTTACATTGTTTTTGTGACTGACAAAATCGCTGAATATGCCCAAGCCAACACTACCCAAGGGGTGGAATCAAGTCAGTCTTGAGCAGTTCATTGAACTGAGACAACTGAAAGGTGAGGATGGTGTATTCAACCACAACATCGATATCCTCTGTACGCTCACTGATGGGCTACCTGATGACTTCGATGACATCGACATCGCAGATGTGGGCGAAATCTTCAAGGAGCTGCCGTGGCTCTACACTGAGCCGAGCAAATTGTACACAGATAGGATAGGAAAGTTCTATCTCAAGCCAATGACTGACCTGACTCTCGGTGAATTCATCGACCTGGAGCACTACTTCACCACTGACTACCTTCAGTATCTGCCCAACATCTGCGCTCTGCTGTATCGAATCCCTGAAATTGTGGAGGACAATGTGGTTGCAAAATGGGAGTCAACTGATTTCAAGACCTCAAGTCGGGTGCATTACTTCCTCGACCAACCAATCACCAAGATGTATGGGGTACTTACCGAGTATATCAAGTTCCGTGATAGCTTCATCACCAGCCACAAGAATCTAATGAGCGAGCAAGTGGGTGAAGATGTCAATGACATCACTGACCCGGAGGAAAAGAAGGAAGCGGAGCGTGAGAAGTCATCGCAGAAGTGGGGATGGGAGCAGCTTATCTGGTCCATGTGCAATGGTGACCTGACCAAATATGACCAGGTGATAAACATGAAGCTCGTGCTTGTGTTTAATTTCTTGGCGATGCGAAAGGAGCTGGAGATTTAATAGTCCAGTGCGTAGTTGAAATCTCCGTATAGCGGCACAAAGTCATAAATCACCTTGGGCTTTCTGCGCAATAAATTGCCAAGCTCCAGGATTGGGAATCTCTGAGCCAAATCAGCCACATACATTCCATACATTTCACCAATCAATCCATTCATCTCGAGTGCATCATTGAATTTTCTGACCAATCTGAATGGCGCAATGCTCTCGGTGCCGTTGTTTAGATACCCAAAATAATAGGCGGCAAGGATTTCGATGCGGATGTTGCCCTCGGTTGTCACCTTGGCATTGATACGCACAGAATCATACAGCGTGTATGTGTCGATGAGTGCTTCATCCTTGATGACTTTCTTGAGTGTGTTGGCGACTCTCCTTCTGAGGGGATACTTGTAGTTGTATTCACCGGTGTTTTTATATCTTGCCATTACTTATATTGCAATCAGTCTGCAATTTGTTTAGGAATCTGACAATCGGTCCATGAATCCATGGTGAATGTTATGGTCATCAACCATCCAGCAGCATAGTCGAGGAGGTCATTGTTGAGTGGCACGAGAGCTGGTAAGCCGACCACATCAAAGTCACGATCATCAAGATTGAAAGTGTAGTTTAAATACAAGTCCATGAGAATCTGATGGCAGTCACTCAAGATGACGTTGATGTTTGCACGGTCCTTCTGGATGATATCAAAGCAATAAATCTCCAGGGTGAAATCATTGGTGTTGTCCGTTGGAATCGCATCGATTGGCACGATGTAAACAATCGGATACTTCTCATCCTTGGTGGCGAAGTTGAAGAGCTGCTCCTTGAAGTCAGAGCCAACCTTTTTCACCTGGAGGTGTGCATCATAGAATGCGATGATTTCGTTGATGAGTGCTTGATAGCTTATCATAGTACTGAATTTTTCATGATTTTGTTGACCTTACTTTGTGTGGCTGTCATCTCGGTCTCACTGACCACAGCTGTGACCATTATATTCTGACCTGACTCCATGCCATTCGGAGAACCTACGTTGTTGGCTGCGTTGCCTTGGCCGAATAGGTTACCAGGTGTGAATGCTGGCACGGCTGAGTTTCCTCCAGCTGAACCACCACCACCACCAACTGATGGGGCTGTTGGGGCTGCACCACCACCTAATGACTGCAATGCCTTGGCTGTCGCTGCAATGTTACCAGCGATACCGATTGCTGTGGAGATATTGTTGAGCGCAATGACTGGAGCTGCTGCTGCACCTGATGTGGCGATTGCTTGAGGTGTTGCCAATGCTCCGACATTCGCTGCCTTGTTGGCAATTATCATCTTGGCAATACCGATGGCTGACTCAGCGATGACTGCTGCCTTCTGCACGCCTTTGGACTTCTCGAATAGGCCCTTGATTAAGTTGATACCTTGAGCAGCGACCTCAAGACCTTGCTGCTGAATCGCTCGCTTCTGCTCTTCGACTGCTGCTGCTGCTGCGATGACTTTAGCATCCGCTGCTTGCTGCTCACCGAATGCTTTCATGTTGCCCTCACCCTGAATCTGAAGCTCTTTGGTTTTGGTGTCAACCAATCCCTTGACAATATCAGTTGATTTTTTGGTCTCGAGCTTTACAAATTCGTTTGCAGATTCTTGCCTGATGGTGTTTATTTCTAAATCACGGGCAGCCTCAAGAGCAGTGACATCTTGCTTGTATTTTTTAGCCTCTGCAATTAGTGCAGCGTACTTTGTTTTGGTATCATCAATCTCTTTTTGCGATTGAGTTTTTGTGGAGTCAACCACCAGCTTGTTGGCTGCTGCAATTTCTTTTTGAATTGCTGCCCTTCCAGCTGCATATGCTTTGGCATTCTCTGACGCTTTGGCTTTGGCTTCCTCTGCTTTCTTATCTTCAGCCGCTTTCTCCTCTGCGTCATCAGCAATCTGAATAAGCTTGCGCTCCTTGGAGCCATCCTTGACAATTTTATTCTCTTCCTCGATTCGCTTTTTTAGGGCCTTGCGTCTCTCGATGCTGTCCTTGTCTGACAGACCTTTGAGTTCAGCATATTCCTTACGAGCATCTCCAAGTCTTTTCTTTGCAGCATCGCTGATGGATTTTGATTTCTTGAGCTCGAGGTCAGTGGTATCCTTACCAGCTGCCTTGGCCTTGGCAATCTCGATATCGTATGAGTCAGAGATAGCAGCCACTCGCTTCTCAGATGACTTGAATGCCTTCTCATTGGCTTTCTCCATCTTGCGAGCGTTCTCCTCTGCTGCATAGCTTGTGAGCCCGAGCCAATCGGTCAGCTCCTTGAATGAATCGATGAGCAAATTGATTGGGGCCATCAAGAAGTCAATGGCTTTCTGGAGCACACCAATCTTATTGAGGAAGATTCCGATGCCGACCACAATAGCTGTGATGACTGCGACCAATAAGAAAATTGGATTCGCAAGAATCTGCAATCCAAGCTTAACGAATGCGCCACCCATAGTGGTGACAGTGCTCGTGAGGCCCTTCAGTGATTTGCTTATATCGCCAGCATTAAGACCACCAAGATTCTTGGCGAATACTTTTGCCTTATCAGATGCCTCTTCAAAGTCGAGTGACATCAATGAGTCCTGGATGCCGCCAAATGAGTTTTTTATCTGCTCGAATTTTGACCCTGAGGCGAACACATTCACAGCATCATTGGCATCCTTTATTCTATCCGCTACCTTACCAGCTTGGGCAGCGAGTGCGGCCATTTGCTCTGGGTCAGATGCTTCAGCAATGGCTGCCTTGAGTGAGCGGAGCTCTGCCTTCAGTGATTGAACACCGGAGAGCTTGAGAGGAATTTCTATTTCATTACTCATATATGCGGACTTCGAGAGGTGAGTTTAATAATTTTGAATCATCATGCTGGTGACCACTATTTCGGCACGTTATGACCACGATGTCACCATCGCTGTTGACGTAGGCAGAAGCTTGATAGTCATGCTCTACATTGCCAATAATCACGAAAGTGTTTAGAGAGTCGAATGGTGTGGTCGGTGTTCCTTTGTATTCACCAACTGCTGTACGACTCCAGGTGATTGCTCCGATGTTATCAGCCAATACCACTGCGCTTGGTGCAGCAGTGCCGCTCTGCGTTAGTAAGGCCACATAAGTTTGACCCACAGCAGCAGCTCCGTTGATGCGTGGTGTGATGATACCATCCTCCTGGAGTGTTCTGTTGTCACCGATGACCACGCCTCTGAGACCATCACCGATGTTGTTGCCCTCACCACGCACGATGACGTCATCACCTGATAGGTTGACATTTGCCTCTGTTGATCGTGTGACTAAATTGGTGGAATGAGTTGTCGCTGTGATTGGTGGTGATGTGGGTGTGCCCGGATTCGTTACGAATGGAGCAAGCTCAATCTCGCTGTCGATGCTGATGAGCTCCACCTTGGTTGGCACCTCTGCATTGGCATCATAGTCGATGACCTTGTTGATGTTCCACCATGAGTTGTCGATTCGGATTTTGTCATTGAGCTTCAGCGTTTGGATATCTGCCTCGGTCAAATGGAAGTAAGCCACCAACATCTTGCCTACATTTATCTGGTTGACTGTTCTGCGCCAGTACAGATTGTAGAGGTTGTTGGCAGTCAGTGTGCTCGGTGTGTAAAAATAATAATCGCACGTTGCGAAGTTGATATCGAAGGTTGGCGTGAGCGCATCATCAAAGTGGCCAATCATCGGATAGGTTGTCAGTCCGAGTGTGCCCGTGGTGCCGTACTCAATCAAGTCCCAGGTGCCGCAAGTCTGCTCGCCACCATCATATAAGATGCGGATGTTGGTCTTGGGTGCCTCACCATTCAGTGATGGCACATAAGCATCGAATGAAGTGGCAACCACTGGAGTCGGTGAGAAGATGAGTTCCTTGGTATCGGTGTCCTTCACATACTCATTGTCAAAGGTGTACTCAAGCTGCCCATAAATCTCATCGGTCATCTGTGTGTATACAACATTGGGTGAGTCAGTGTCGGCCTTGTATGTTAGCTTGAGTTTCTTGGCTGATAGGTCTGGAAGGAATATGAGATTCTGCTCCCGGTCCTTCATGAGTTTCTCAGACCAATCCTTCTCTGCTCCGCTGTCATAGTATTCATCACGGTGGCGAAGGACAATGTTGTTGGGTTGGTCCACATCGGTGTCAGCGAAGAGATTGTACATCTGGAAGATGGACTTCACAAAGTCGCTCTGCTTGATTTTGAGCGGCACATATTGGTTGATGTCCAGGATACCACCAATCACTTGGATGTTGGCAGTTGGAAGGATGCGCACTCTCAGGCTGTTGACCTTGAATACTGAGTATACTGGGTCAGGTGCTGGTGTGTATGGGAATACTGTATTCGTGAACCATGCAGTGAATGTCTGCTGTACTCCGATTTGAATCTTGATATCATCGGCAGCAAGAATCTGTTGAGAGCCAGATGCGTTCTGCATTGCAATTACTCCACCCGTTTTGATGCCTGCTGCTGCTGGTGAGAAGTTGTGTATACCTGGAGCAAGTGTGAATTGATTGGCAATGTTTTGGAATGGTGCCACATTTGATACCTGGTCTTGATATCCTTCCACGCTCACAGCTATTCTCGGCCTTGCAGAATATCCATTGTACATATTGTACACATTCACGCTGTTGGTGTTGTCAACATAGAACTCATAATTGACCTCATACTCCACGGTGTATCCTTCACCAGCTGCCGAGCTCGTGGTGATTGGCACGGTGTAGACTCCAGTGCTCGGATTGAATGAGCCTTGCACGTCAGTGATTTCAGTCCATCCGGTGACGTTGTCATAAGAGCCGAATGAGTTTGTGAGTGTCTCTTGCTGAATGCCATTGATGGTTGCCTCCACCAAATAGTCAGCTGTGTCAAATGTGTTGCTATCTCCATTGTATGGGATGAGCAGCTTATCAAAGCGAGCAGCAGCCAGGTCACTCCACTCGTATTGAAAGCCAGCATTCGAGAAGATACGATCAAGGTAAGTTTTCGCATAGATGGCTGGCTTCATCTGACGCACGTTGTATATGTTGTCAGAATCATACGGCAGCACATACTTGAAGCCATCAGCGACAGTGTTGTCAAATGTGGCCACAATGTCAGCCGATGTGAAGATGTGGTTGAGGTCAGTGAAGTCCAGAGCAGTGAGTTCCTGGTTGGCTATCGCTGTAAAGAATTCGACCCTCGTATCTTTGATGAGGACCTCATACTCGACAGCTTGCTCATACGCATCTGTCTGCTGATTCTTGTTGACTGAGAGCAGCTGAAGCAGCGCATCCTCCATGATTGGCACGTTGTTCTGAATGACGCTGCACTTGGTCAGTGCGTTGATGTCAAAGGTGCCAGCCTGGATGTTGACATCATAGTAGTGGTTGAGCAGCTCGTTGTTGTTCTTGCTACCAACCAAAGTGATGGTCTTGGAGAACGCTCCGCTGCGCTTGGTGAGGTCACGAATGTCCCCGACTGCAAAGTTCAAAGGAAAGACAGTGCCCTCCTTTACATCAAGGAATCCGTTCTCAAGTTGTATTCTAACCATTTATGTTGTCCTGGTTTGCGAGGCGCACGCTGATTGATTGGCGCATCAGATTCTTATTGCGTTGGTTGAGCATCTCGTATGCGTTGTTCTCCACGATGCATGGCTGATAAGCTGTGGACTCAGGAATGTGTATCGGACAACCATCCTCATCGATGAGCGGAATGCCATCTTCAGTTGTGACGTAGGTGACAATCTTGAGGAAAGTCTGTGGCGATGTGACCAGCTCCTCGAAGTATGTCGCCATGTTCTGAGTCATCCAGTTGGTGTTGAGCTCCACTCTCTTGATGAGATTTAAGTTGAATGTGTTGAAGCCAAACTCCTCGGTTTTGTAGGTCCACTCATCTGATGCGTTGACATAGCCAGTGACATCCTTGTTGTACATATCTCTGCTGATTTCTCCACGCTCATAGTTTTTCAGCTGGAAGGCGAATGAACTCCAAGAACCTAATCGGTCAAGGAAGAGCACATGATACTCTGAGATGAGCACTCGACGGTCTAAATAGATTCTGTACTTGACCGAATCTTGCAGTGGCAGTGTGGTGCCGTTGCCGAAGTACACATCGTACCACTCGGTGTTGTTGTCGATGAGGTCACCAGTGCCAACCAATATGCCATAGTTGTTTGGGCCAACCGGCACCTGGAGGATGTCATCGCTTGATGTTGGCACCTTGTAGAATGATGCACCGTTGCTGTTGTCAAAAATGATGCGGTCAGTGCCCTTTGGGTTTTGTAAATTGAGATACAAGTCTTGGCCCAGGGTGCAGTGGAAGTTCGCTGTCGGCTGATTGGTCAACCATTGCTTGGTGACTCCGTTGAGCTTGAAGTCATCTTTGTCATATACGGACCAATCAATCCATCTGAAGGCTCCGTTGAACACACTGTTGCCATTCAGCTCAGTGATATCACGCACGATGGTCTTGCGCTTGTCAGCGTAGCTCACCGAGCCATTGATTGTAGCGTCAGTGATCGTGGACCAGTTGACGTTCACCACGAATACTGAGCCCGTTGCGCTGACCACGGTGTGCAGTCCTTCGAGCTGTGGGTTGGCCACTCCAGCATCAGCTTGTGTGATGATGACTTGGTCACCTGGTGCGAATGAGTTTGCCACGTTTATCTGTACGCTGCCACTTGCATTCGTGAGGCTGCTCGTGTAGGCCACCTCGGTGACATACTCCTCACCGATGTTGACGTCAAAGTTGTAGTATGAATTCGGTGCGCCATAGCTTGAGGTGAGCTCGGTGTTCAGGTCCCAGGATACTTTGCTCTGCAGCAGCTTGGATAAGTCCTCCTCACCATAGCCCGTGCCGAATGTTGGAAGCACTTTGTACTCGGCAATCTTGGTTGCAGTGCCAGCCTCATACACATCAAAGATATATCGAAAGCCAGCCAAGTTTTTGTTGGTGGAATCGATGATGAACTTCAGTGGGTTGTATGCCGGACTAAACGTCTGCGGCCTCGCTATGGTTGTCTGAGCCATTCTCTTTGAGTTTCTCTATGAACTGCAATAACGGCAGACCATACTTGGTTGGCAATTCATTGGCGAATTCCACCAATGCCTTCACATTCTCTTCAGTCAGCTGAATCATAATCTTAAATTAAAGTTACTCCGATTGCTTGAGCAACGACCTGATTAACGTAGTTGTTGTCAGTACCCCAAGCTGCGAACTCATCTTCGGTTAAGGTGTAGTTACCTTGCGAAAGTTGGAGTCCGTCTTCAGTTAGCAACTGCCAGTACGTTGTGCAAGTCGTTGCTTCAGTTGTAAAGTTAAGAACTAAAACGGACATTTGCGTTGCCGTTCCTGCGTTAAGTGGGTAGACAATCGGCTCGATTGCTACTCCTTGTGTTGGTTGTGTTGTCATATTTTTAGTTAATTAGTAAAATGCGTTCCAAGTTGTTCCGTTGTATCCGTAGTGTTTATTGTCCGTGTTATCGTAGACAACCAATCCTGCGGCAGGTGAAGCTATTGCGTTGCGTTGCGTTGTGGTCATTCGTGGGGGTAGGAAGCCTTTGGTTGTTGAATCAGCTTGAAGTATTGCTGATGCATTAGACGATGTTCCACCAAAAATTGCCGAACCATTTAATGACACGAAAAAATTAGTTCCGTATAAAATATTTTGACACCACATATTTGCGGTGCTGATTAAGTTTGTTCCTTGAATATTTCCACCTGCAGTAATTGTAGTTGTTGTAGTTACTGCACCTGATATTCTAGCAGTACCATTAACGTCAAGTTTGTATCCCGCGTCTGTGGTGGTGCCTATTAAGACGTTGCCCGTTGAGCCAACTAATCTCATTCGCTCGGTTGTATTTGTTCCAATAGCTAAATACGCCGTGTTATGTAAAATAATACCTAAAGCTGCTTTTTGAAAAGATGTTATTTCTGCGCTATTTGCAGGAAGTCCCATACTACCCGTTGTGGCATTTCCTCTAGAAGTAAACAACAAACCATCAGTACCATTCAAGATATTTAGAAAATTATTTTGTGCAACTAAAGATGTTAAATTAACAGTCAAAGCTGAAGCCGTTGTTTTGGCAATAGTAAAATTATCCTGCACCCTCGCAGTACCATTGACGTCTAACTTGAAGCCTGCGTCGGTTGTTGTTCCTATGAGGATATTTCCGCCTAAAGGATTTAAAGCAAAAGTGTTAAATGCTCCTGCACCTGCATTTAGTGCTTGTAAACTTGGTAAATTAGCGTTTTCAATTCTTACTGTTAAACTTGCATTCGTGTTTAGCGTTGCGCCACTATTAAAGGATGCCAAGTAACCCGCTGAAGTATTTCTATAAACTTGAAAAGTTTGAGAAGGACTTGAAGTACCAATGCCCAAACGTCCATTCGTATTATCCCAAAACAAGTTAGCACTTTCCTGAAGCACGTTGCCCGTACCCTCAAACAATACACGTCCTATTGTACCCGAAGCAATCGGTGTAGTGCCTATGGTTAAGCCTGACGGCGGTAACGGTATCGCGTCGATGAGTTCTTGACCCGTGATTGATCGTGTGACGTAGCTTCCACTCTCCAGCGTGGATACCTCGATGAGGTCGGTTGCTTCCAGGTCGGCTCCCTTCGGAGTCATCTGGGATATCTTCTGAGTTCTAAATGCCATGCTTATATTGCAGAAAGTGAGCCAAATGTTTAGAAGGCGAAGTATGAGTCATCCGTATAGTACTCCTGGCGTATGTGCGTGGCAGCGTAGCGGATGGCATCCATGGCATCATCGAAGAGCTTCACGGGTGTATCATCGATGAAGTCACCAATCTTTTTCCACTTGTAGTTCTCATATTCCTTCTTGATGCGTGGGTCATCCTCACAGATTACTCCGAAGGTCTTGATGTTGTCGATGCCCTTCTTGACCACCTTGTTTGCGTTCTGCACATCATAGCCAGCGTTATTCATCTCAGCTATAATCTCGGGCCGTGCGTAGTCAGCCACGATGGTGACGTGCTTCTCGATATTGAGGTTGCCGAGCCTATCGATGAGGTTGGTGGTGGTCAGGTAGCTCTCATAGATGACTGGCTCGATGTAGATGTCATTGTCGCAGTAGTAGACCCTGATGAGGGCAGTCGGGTGATTGTATCCAAAGTCAAGGCCATATACAAAGTTCACAAACCTTGCCGGGCGATGCTTCACAAAGCTCCAGTTCGAATAGATGTTGCTCTTGCTGATTGCTTTCTCACCGAGGGCATAGATTTGATACAGCGACTCATCGGTGCGCTTGAGGTCCTCAATTTGTCGCTTGATGCTTTCGGGAAGGAATGGGTTGTCTTTGTAGGTTGACTTGATGATGATGCTTTCATCCATCGGCAGCTCATACAACCAGGATGCACTCTCACTCGGGTTGTAGTCGAAGA